TGAGCTGGGCCGTAAAATCGCACGTAGCAAGGCACGCGAGAAGATATGGCCGTTAGCTGGATATCTACTTAAGCAACGATTGCATGAGCAGGCCGACCAAACTGCTGCATGAGATACACCACCACAAACAACGCTACTATAGTCTACGGTCACATAGGCCGTACCTACCGAATAGTAGAGGGAAACGAAGGGGTAGCAGTAGAGAACCTATCGTTGAATATGTCCTACGGTGCCCCTAAGTCGCTATTTCCAGATATCGCCGAAGCAAAGGCATGGTGTGAGACTATCGAGGAAGCCAGTGCAGATACAGACATATTCAATCATCGTACGGAAAAGATGAAACTGTACATTCGAGAGCAGAACAGACTTGAGAGGGCAGTAGCGTGACAGACGATCATTTCCTACATCACCAGATTGCAGCCTCATCCGGTACATCCGAAGAATCTAGTATGTTTGTGAGAATAGACACCACATCCGGCAAGTCAACGGTAATAGTCACCCGAACCATTAAGGAAACGTTCCCCATAACGGAAATAGCGAAAGCACGCGAATTACACAATTGGATAACCCGCAGCGGACGCGGTGTTCCAGACCTGAAAAGCACGGCAGATTAGATATGACTGATAAATGCGCATCCTGCGGGGCTCTAATAGACAAATGGGAAAGTGTCGAAGCAGCACCACCCCCACCAGAAACATACCTTTGGGCCTATAACGACCAAACTGGAGAGCGAGACTGGGGTTTATTCTTTGGTGAAGTAACATCACAGCAAGGTCGTACCGTTATCGTGATGAAGCGTAAGACCTTCACCCACTACAACCTGGCTCGATCAGTGACGACTACACCCATGACTACATCAGACCTTGTGGTTGACGGCATCCAGACAGGTCCACTACAGCCATTCACCAGCAGCAAGGCGTAATGCACTATGGCCAAAACAAAAAAAAAGGAGGAAACACCGTCAAGATTTGATTTGCTGGTGGGCGATTGGATAGATGAAAAGTGCCCTGAGTGCCGCGCTCAATTATTGGGCAACCTCAACGGCGATAAGTGGTGCAGTCAACTTCACTGCATGTACAGGAAGCCATCAGACAATGCCCAATAAAGACAAAGCTAACGACACGTCATTTAAGCCGGGAAATAAAGCATGGGAAGCCAGAACCAAGCACGGTCGAAATCACAAGTACACTCCCAAACAGTTAGAAACCGCCTGTTACGAGTATTTCAACTGGGTTCACAATAACCCGCTAATGGCAGCCGAGACCGTAAAGCACCAAGGCGCAGGCGATGTAATGGCCGTCCCTGTAATGCGAGCCATGAACATCAGGGCTCTATGTGACTACCTGAAAATCAGCCAAAACACATGGAAAAGCTACAAGACGAATGCCGATTTTCTGAATATCTGTGAGGAGGTAGAAAACATCATCTGGTCACAGAAGTTCGAGGGAGCGGCGGCAGGGCTACTGAACCACGCAATTATTGCTAGGGAATTGGGATTGGCAGACAAGCAAGATCACACCGTTAAGGGCGAATTAAAGACGATCGATAAGGAAATGTCACTGGAAGAGGCAACCCGAATTTACCAGGACAATCTCAAATCACTAGGTGATGAGTAGTACAATGACTAGCGCGACAGCTGGTCGGAGTTAAAGTATCCGAATGGCTGAATGGAACCCCGACTATCATGCGGTAATACGCAAGCGCAACAAGCTACTTAAAGACTACAAATCCGACCGAAAATTAGTGACAGCAGCGAAGATCTACTACGAAGCTAATCCAGTCGAATGGATTAGCACATGGCTAAACACATACGATCCGCGTTCAAAGCCTGCCACGATGCCTTTTGTGCTTTTCCCGAAGCAGGTTGAATTTGTTGAATTCGTGTACACCATGATCGAGCATCAGGAATCGTTTTTAGTGGAAAAGGCGCGTGATGTTGGGGCCAGTTATTTAGCGTGCGCAATCAGTGTTCACTTGTTTCTGTTTCGTGAGGGAACATCCATAGGATTTGGATCTCGTAAAGAAGCACTGGTCGATAAATTGGGTGATATGGATTCGATATTTGAAAAGATGCGCTCAATGTTGAGAGGTGTTCCGAGATTCTTTTTGCCTGAAGGTTTTGGTGACGACTCGATGACCTATATGAAAATTATCGGGTCTAATGGCGCAAGCATTACCGGTGAGGCGGGTACAAATATCGGGCGTGGCGGCAGATCGTTATTGTTCTGGAAGGATGAATCAGCGCATTACCAGCAGCCGGAACTGATAGAGGCGAGTTTGTCAGCTAATACGAATATTCAAGCCGATATCAGCAGTGTAAATGGACTGGGCAATGTCTTTCATAGGCGACGCGAAGCTGGTGTGGATTGGACGGGGGAAGTGCACAAAGGTAGGACTCACGTGTTTACTTTTAGCTGGGAAGACCATCCCTTGAAAGGAGCTGATTGGTACAACGAGCGCAAAGCCAAGGCAGAAGCCGAAGGAATGGCGCACATATTCGCACAGGAAGTTGACCGAAACTATGCAGCATCAGTCGAGGGCATACTAATACCAGCGGATTGGGTAAAGTCAGCAATCGACGCACACAAGAAATTAGACTTCGATGATGACGGCGGATACTGTGCAGGATTAGACGTGGCAGACGAAGGTAGCGATACCAATGCACAGGCATTGCGTAAAGGTGTTGTTCTCCGCTCAATTGATGAATGGTCAGAACGCGATACCGGTGCTACTGCAAGACGCTCAGTTAGTCAGCTAGAAGAACTTACCGGTGGTGTATCAGTTCAGTATGACTGCATTGGTGTAGGTGCTGGTGTTAAAGCTGAGATAAATCGATTAAACGATGAAGGCTTATTGCCACGTGGCCTTGAGTACGTCCCCTGGAATGCAGGCGCAGGCGTAGAAAATCCCGATGATCATGTGGTGATCGATGAAAACGGTTTGCCTGATAGAGAGTCACCTATTAACAAAGATTTCTACACTAATCTAAAAGCGCAAGCAGGCTGGCAATTACGGTTAAGGTTTGAACGCACACACAAAGCAGTAACAGAGGGTATAGAGTACGATTCTGACGACTTAATCAGTATCGACAGCTCTATACCATTATTGCGTAAACTACAGAAAGAGTTATCACAATCAACAGTAGGCAAAGGTGCCAAGTTAAAGCTGTTAATCAACAAAACGCCAGATGGCACGAACAGCCCGAACTTAGCGGATGCAGTATCTATGTGTTACTTCCCGCTTGAGCAAGACGGGTATACATTTTCGGGTATGTTATGAGTGAATCAGCAGATGTTAAAGTAGAAGACAAGCTAAAAAGCTATGGTTTCGTAAACGACGGTTATTCGTCGCTTGTGTCGAGCATGGCTGGCTTGGGTACCGGTAGAGATAAACTAGCCACAACCCACTACGTAGAAAGGGAAATCACAGATAGGGAGCTGTTAGCTGCCTTCAAGTCGAATTGGATTGCACGTCGCATAGTGACACTGCCCCCTGAAGACGCTACACGCAAATGGCGCACATGGAAAGGTGACAAGGCCGATGATATTCGCAAAGAGGAAAAGCGAATGGGCTTAAGCCAGAAGGTTTACGATGCTGGTTTTAAGGGCAGGTTGATAGGCGCGGGAATATTCATCGGTGCGGATTTAGGATCTGACCTATCAGAACCAATCAATATCGACCGCATAAAGAAAGGCGGCCTTGAGTACCTTACTGTATTAACGAAAAGAGAAATTGAAGCTGGGCCAATCGAGTCAGATCCTGCTAGCGAGTTTTACAGCAAGCCGAAATTCTACAAAATACCTTATGGTCAAGGCGATGCTGACGGAAGCAATGTATTGCAGATGAAAACACGACGCCAAAATGGTGCGCGTGTAGATCGCTTTTCAGGACGGCAAAACAATGGCGACTTGATTATTCATCCGTCCAGATTTGCGGTGTTCAGAGGATCGGAGAAAATAGACCACCATTTGGGCACGGTGGGAAATAACACCTACCACAAGTCCGAAAGATGGTTTCACAGCTCCGGTGACCACGGTTGGGATGCTTCGGTATTGCAGCACACTTACGACGCAATGCGCAGTGCGGGGGCGACTTTCGATAATGTAGCGAGCCTGGTCTTTGAGGCAAATATTGATCGCCTTGGGATTCCGGACTTCAGCCGGAACCTAGCAAACTGCAAAGGCAAAAACGGTATAACTGAAGCCGATGTAATGAATCGAGTCATGCTTATGGCGATGACCAAAGGCAACAATAAAATGGTTGTCGGTGATGCGGCTGAGGAATTCACACGCAATACTATTAACTTCGGGGGGCTTGATCGAATTATTGAGAAGTTCTTTGTTTTATGTGGCGCTCCAGATGGGATACCGGCCACAGTGTTTTTAGGTCAATCGCCAAGTGGTTTAAATGCAACAGGTGAAGCAGATCGCGCAATCTGGCATGAGAAAGTAAACAGTATCCAGCGCAATAAGTTAGAACCGGCATTAACTAATGTGGATATGTCACTCTGTATGCACGTGACTGGTTCCGTTGAGGGTGTGGAATACGATTGGCGTCCATTGGATGAAATGTCAGAAGCCGAGCGCTCAGAGATAGCAGAGCGTGATTCCAAGACCATTCAGACGTTAAGCGAAACTCCTACCTATCCGCTGGAATCGCTATATCAGAAGCTGCTCAAGATGGGCGAGTTTGAGGGTACGTCAATCACTACGTTTGAAGAGTATCGGGATGCTGTAGCTGAAGCGGTAGATCCCCCAGAAGAAGTGATATAGCGTGAAGCGGTAACTGTAGAGCCTTGCGAGTTGGCGGTATAATGGCGGGTATGAACGAAGACGTTTTAAATCAGAGAGAAGAAGAGAACGCGACAACCATGAGCAGACAGGACGAGCATCCAGAGTTCTATGATTCAGAAGGGTATCTGATACCACCAGTGATGCTGCCCGATAATGTCAACCGCAGGGTGAAGTCTACGCACCTTCGCGGCGAGACCGGAAAGCGCCGAACAACTGTAGAGATTAACGCTATTTCTGCCGAAGGTGAGGAATTGAAGCTGGTGGGTTCATTCAACCCTGATTCAATGGAGCACTATAACGAACTGTTAACCAAGTGCAATGTAGAGTCAGACCTAAAAGCGATACTGGTTGCAGATGACATGCTGTTGCTAGATTTCGATGGTGGGGTATTTCATCTGCATTACCAATACGACGCGCCGATATCATCAGACACTGTATCCACAGGCTCCACCCTCACAGAGCTAATACAGAACTACAAGGCGAGAGATCCAGTAGCAGCAGGATACGCAATGATGCAAAAAATGGGGATGTAAATGAACGCACCAAACGACAATCAAAAAGACTTGCTAGTTGACGGCATTATCGACCTTGCCAAAACAGATCCCGACTCAGCTATCAAGATAGTCAATAGTTTAGGCACAGATGAGGCCCCATGCCTTTGCAATGAAAACACACCCCCATTTATGGATTGTTATTCCAGAAACTGTAGGCGCAACTAATGACAGCACAAGACCTAACAATAGGCCAGCAATACCTATGGACATATAACGGCCAATCAGTGCCTATCTATTACATGGGTATGTTTAAGGGCTGGCATCAGTTCAGCGGTGTAGAGAAGCGCGATACTGTCAGCTATGAGATAACGCCGGATGAGATGTGGTTGATTGGCGAGGCTGAGGTAGCGGCGTGAAACAACGAGAGCCAGTCGTAAGCGCTGAATTTCTAAATTGGAAAGAAAGCGGTAGTGGGTGGGCAAAGCGTTATAGACAATTGCGCTTAGGTTACGAGAGAGGGGAAATTGAATTTGATGAGGTTGTCGATATTGCATTTCAGGCAGCGCAGTGTATAGGGCATGACCAATACGAACAGGCTATGAATAAACTGATCCGCAACCGATTGTATCCAGAGTATTAATTATGAACCGCAGATCCCTATTAAAGCTATTTGGACTGGCTGGTATTGCGCCGGTAGTGAGTAAGGCTGAAATTGAAACGCCTCAAGAAGTATCGACTGGTTATCTGGTTGATATTGACTTTTCACCGGGTATTACTGAAGACGGCCACAAGTACATAGGGAAGGTTAAGTCTATAAAGAAGAATGGAACAGTTCCTATCTATCGAAGGTGTTCTGTGACCGGTAAACTACTTCCATGACCTACCGCATATTCGAAAACGGAAGATTCTGCTGGAGGCGAGTAGACCCTGATACCAGTAAGACCTACGTTTATCCGATGTGGCCTGTGGTACTGGCAT